AAAGCAATTTCAGCAATCTCCATCGAATTACCTTCTTCAGTTGGAGGAGCAGGAATTTCAGCAGATTCACCTTTTATAAGTTTAACCTCACCATATTGATTAATTACCAACTTATCAATTCTAGGTAGATAAAAACTATATCCTAAAATAGAACTTTCTCTTGGTGCAACCACATAAGGATTAGTTGATTCAAAAGTTCTACTTGCAAATGCAAACGGTGATTTTCCTGCGGTTACAGTATATGGATTTACTCTTGGTCTAAAATCAATGATATCAGTCGCTCTAGTACCAATAGATTTTAAAATAGGAATATCTTTTGAATATCTTTCTTTTGTATATGAATTAACAGAGAAAAAGTCTCCAGTATTTCCACTTGCTACTTGATACTTATCAAATATAATTAATAATTTTTTAGAAGGGATTGCTGATTTTGCTTTTCTTACAATTTTAGAATAGTCACAATATTGAATCTTATGACCTTTATCTAGAACATAATTATCAGTTCTATCTACAAAATTACCTTTTTCAGTTCCTTGTAATATTGTTTCAATACCAGACTCTTCAAATTCTACTACCTCTCCTATTGCAAATTTATTTCCATTAAGATAAACAAAATTAATATCAGTAGCATTTGGTGTAGATACTATTTGACCAATTGCTCTACTATCTTTACCTATTATTTTTTCACCTATAATCGCAGTGGTGTTTAGACTTAATCCAGATACAAATTTTACTTTATCTAATACTGGTGTAGAAGTTGTTTTTGATTCATAAACAGCGAGAATTTTTACAACATCAGGGACATTCAGTGATATTTCTTTATCTTCAACTCTTATACCATATGCATCATGTGTTGTAAGACCATTTAATGTATTAACACCTGATGTACGAGTAACTTCTAGTTGTTGGCTTCTAATATAATCTTTTGATTTGCTAGATGCACCAACTTTTTTCAAAGTAACACCAACAGTAACTGAACTAGCAGTTGCATTTGCTAATCCACTAAACGTAATAGTTTCTGCATTGCTACTAATTGTTACTTGATCAGAGGTTAATGGTTCAATAGATCCATTCTGATAAGTAATTGAATATCTTTCTACATCAAATGGTTCAAAAAATACACTAGTAATACCAACTGTTGCATCTAAACCTGCCTGTGATGTAAGTGTTAAAGAATTACTTGAAACGGATTGATTTCTAATTTGTCTTTGAATTATTAAATTTGAATCAGATGAATCAAGATTTGATATATTTTTTCTAGGTAATTTTGAGAAGATACCAGAATTTTCAAGATTCAGAACTTTAGGAACTTTAATTCTAAATGTTGATGATGTAGTTTTACTTGTAGGAACTGTTCCTCCAACGTTAACACCTGTAACATTTGGTGTTGAAGCAACTGTCAATGTTTTACCATCTGCAGATATTGCTGAAATTTTATTAAAAACAGGAACACTGCTTGCTCCATCACTAAATGCTATTATCGAATCTGTTTTTATACCAACTCTTCCAGAAAAACTTCTATTCGCACTTGTAATTGCTGTTCCAACTGCATTAATTTGATCTGATGCTGAAAAATATGGTAATATACGGTCATATAATACTGTATCTGCATTAAATGTGGATATTCCAGTTGTTCCAAAATCTGCTTGACGTATTGATTTTATATCATCAACTGTATATGCTATTATTTCTTTAATTGATGGAGCAGCAGTAGATGCTTTTTCGTTGAATATTAATTTTTCTCCTATTATAAAAGTTCCAGTTGTTTGTGATAACGCTATTTCATTTGCACCAGTTGTTGACCCAGCTTTTGCAGCATATCCGATTGCTCCACTATTAAGACCTCTAACTCTAGTTCCTTGAACTATTGATGAACCTTGAAATGTACTACATTTTAAAATAGTGAATGTTTGTATGTCATATAAACTTAAATCAAAATTTGTTGCAGAACCAGTATATGGAGCATCAGAGGCATTATAAGAATAAACTCTTGCTTCACCTACTTGAAGACCTGCTGGTTCAGCATTTGTTCTTCTTTGATTATACAATTCAACTACATTTGTAGTACTTCCACCAATATTAATGAAAGGAGTACCAGTAACATTATTAACCTTTATCACACTACCCATATTAAATGGAATAGATGCAGTTTTAACTGTTTTAGTATCTCTTGGTTTTTCAACATCAACTACTGTTGTGCCTGGTAAAGATACGTCAAAACCTCTTACATATGCTTTACCTGGTGATAATTTGACACACATCAAATCATCTTCTGGTTTATTTCCTTTATCTGTTAATTGATTTTCTGTATATAATCCACCTGATCCGACTTCATCATTTAATGAATCCTGAAGGTTAACACGGAAAGGTTCTACTGCATAACTACCAGATTCATCAAATGTTCTTTTTGCAAAATATTTTTTTAACTCTGAATATACTGTAGAATCTTGTAATTTTTTAGTCTGACCTTGGTTTGTTCTGAATAATTCAACAAAATTAGTATCTTCGTAATCAGTTAATGCCTTTTTGGAAAGTTGTACAGATATTTTAAAACGATCTGCACCTGGTGCTGCAAAGTTTGTAAATCCTTTTGCATTATCATATAAAGATGAATCATCATTTGAATTTATGATTTGCTCTGATATTTCAAATCCTACACGATATGATGGACTATTATTATATGGTTCTAATACGATTAATGATGTTGGTACATCTACAAAAGTACCACGCAAGAAATATACACCTTTATTAACACCAAATGCAGATCCAGTTGCAGTTGCATCTTCAGATGTTAATGTTAATACTGTTTCACCAATTGTTAATGTGGTGTTACCATAGGTTAATGGTTCTTCTAATATTAATACCTCACCATTTGGAAATGCTGTGCTTTCACCACTTGTTCCTGATTGCTGATATTTAATAAAGATTGTTATATCATCAACTCCCTCTGCTGGAGGTAATATAAAATTCTTTATTGTTGCAACTATACCAGATGTCTGCCCTCTAACTCTTGTTCCTTTTCCATCATTTGCAGATATTAAATTGCTAAGATAAATTGATACATCAATGCCAAGATGTGTTTCATTTATTTTTGCAGAAAAATATGTTGGATCATACTCAATACCACCAGGTATGACCATTGATCCTTCTTTAAATATGTGCTTACCAAAAGATTCAACCTGATTTTGTAAAAGAGACTGTAAACCAGTTAACTCTCTTGCCTGAACTGGGTAACCAGGTTTGAATAGTATTTTGTAAAAATTATCGTCCTTATTATAATCATCATAATACGGTGATATATTTAAGTTAGTCTTTTGTGGCATTTTAGAATTCTAGTATGATTTTAATGTCTTCCTTTTGACGAGAGTTTCTAACAATCAATGGTCTGTTATCCAAGTAAACTATTTCTCCTGACCCTTTATTTATCTCAGAATTAGATAGTCCTGAAATAAAGTTAACTCCCAAGTTAATTAGTTTATTACCAGTAGGATTTGTTGTAATACCAGAAAATTCACGAGAGATAGCACCAGCGAAGAATGATTTTTTACCCTCAATATTATTTGCACCAACTTGAGACTCAAATTGATATATTCTACCAGCAGTTGAAATACCAGCGTAATCAGTATGATCGTATGTTGTTCTATTAAAATTAAGAGAACGATCTCTAAAATATTTTAATACTTTTGTTTCAGAATCATATGATGCAATAAAAGCAGTAGAAACTTTTCCTGCATTTGGTGCAACAGTCAATACTTGCTTAATTTCTTCACCAACTTCTGGGACTCCAGTTACAGTGTCAAATTTTATTGCCTGTAATGAGGAGTAAGTATTATCAGTGTAAGTTACTGATGTTCCTACTTTTGTAGGATTTTTAACTACTCCAACTTGTGAAAACTTAGTATCAATTGGGAAATCTTTTGTTGAATCATCAAAACGAGCATAAACTATGACTCTATCAGTCCCTAATTCAGTATATACATCTGAACCATGTCCTAAACCTGGTGGTATTATAGGAATAAGTTTTGCACGACCAGTAGATGTACTAACACCACTACTTAAAGTTCCTAAATCAACAATACCATAACTATAACCTTTACCTCCAGCACTTACAGTAACATCTGTAATTGTACCGTTTACAACATCAACTCTTGCTTTTGCACCGTCGCCATCGCCTATTATATCAACTTCTTGACTTAAACCATTTGCATATCCACTTCCTGCATTTTCTATGTAAACGTGTTTAATTTGATTTTGGTTTACAGAGGAATCTCCGTTTTCACGAACTGATCTTATTTGAGAGTCTTGGCTTGAACCCCAACTATTTGGGACAGTAATAAATTCAGTTGAGTCAAATTTAATAATATCACTAGGTGAAACAGTGAAAAGATACTTCCAAAGATATCCGTCACCGCTATTTCCTGCTTTTGATGGTTCCAAATCAGTAAAGGTTGGTTCATCTTGGGAGACATTGCCAAGCGGACTAGCTCCTGTTGATCCATTATCAATACAAACGTAAACTTTAAAGTCGGAATTAAGTACGTAGTAGTTCGCATCGTATAATCTATTTGCTTGTGTTAAAGGACTTGGATTTTCTACACTATAATCATCTCTATAAATTTCATATCTACTTCCTGCTACCCAATCAACTCTTCTTATAATTCTTCTTATATTTGAGGATGCTATTTTTTTACCAAACATCATCGTATCACCTGTGTGCTTACGATAGGAAAAACTATCGGTTGGTGCAGGTGTTGATGAGTTCCAATTAGATGATCTGCCGTATCCAACTAAAGAACCAGTACCAGCAGGATTTGGCAATCCAATGAAAACATAGTATGAATTATTCGTGTTTTCTACTGATTCAACAAAGTTGTTTGCGTTCAGAATTCTAAATTGATCAGTAATAATCGCTGACATTGTATCTAAACTTTTCTTTTCCTTTTATTTATAGAGGTAATGTAATCAAATTCCAAACACTCTGATCGCACCTGAAGATCTTAGACCTCTCAGAGACGCTACAGTATAGTTCTTTCTTTGAATGGTTGGGAAGGTTGCCAAACCAGAATTAACTGTTAATCCAGTCACTCCAATTGAAATTGGACTACTATTCCTAGATGCATTATATAGTCTACCCCAACTAATTCGACCTAAGTGTGTAGCAATACCAGGATTGCTATTATTAAAGTTACCTGTCAATCCAGCACCCACACCAGTAACTTGTCCATTTTGAATATTGCAAGTAATTTCACCATTTTCACCAGTAGAAGTTACTGCATGAACCTTATAGATGTTATCTAAGAAGGTTGATCCTATTGATACTATAGATGAATTATGAGTGTCAACAGATGTAATACCAGTTCCAACTGTTGTATCTTTAATAAACACTGGATAACCAACTAATAATGAATTCGCTGTTTTATCTGCTCTGAAGAAGAACTTAAGTGCTGATTGTCCACTTACAGTGGTTGTACTAATACCAGTAACAATACCAGTAAATCCTTCAACATTATCAATTGATGTAATTTTTTCAGTTTTGAATTCTGGTAAGTCAATAATAACTTGTGGTGGTGTTAAGTTAGAGTAACCTAAACCAGCATTTGTTATTGATGTTGCTGTCACTGTACCATTAGTAATTGTAGCAGTTGCTGTTGCTGTAGTACCAACCCCAACACCAATTCTAGGTGGTGCACTTATTTTAATTGTTGCACTTGCATATCCACTTCCTGCATTTGTAATATCTAATGATGTTATTGTTCCAGCAGATGATACAATTGCTGTTGCAGATGCACCAACGTTAATTTCACCAGAAGTTACAAGTGCATCAACAGTACTATAAGATAAATTATAGTCTCCATCAGTTTCATCTGGATTACTTGCACTTAAATGATCTCCTTTTTCATAGAAGAATACTTCTGCATCATCCACAAATATTCCATTTGTGCTACCTTCACCAGATGATGTTGTAAAATCACCAATAATCTTAGAAGTTGGATAAACTTGTGGTTCAAGTATTTCTCTTGATTTGTCAATTTTCTTTCCACCTAATACGATGTCAACTTTTTGTTTAGTCCATCTCATTGGTTTATTATTAGTTGCATCAATACCTGCACCAGTGTAAATATCAGTCTCAACAAGTTTTGCACCAAGTAACTCTTTGATAGTTCTTTCTGCCTGTTGTGAAGTTGTAAATCCTACAGGATGTTTGAATAATCTAACTTCATCACCAATCTTAACTGTCTGCTGAATATCTGCAGTATCTACATCAACTCCATCTTGTCCCTTATAGAAGAATATATCAACTTGTGCTTCTGGTCTTGGTGCTTCTTCAAACTCAAATGTAGTGCCACCCTCAAAGGTATACGCAGAACCTGGTACTTGTAAAACACCATTTACAAATATGAGAAGAACTGCATTTAAATCAATTAACTGTGAAGTTGCATTATTTAAATCTTTTTCAAAACTTAGTAATTGACCGTTAAAGAATAGTGGGAATCTAGTTCTTGAACCATCTTGCAAGTTTTTAATAGTATCAATAAAGTCGATTTCACCAAACTGCCAAGAAGAGAATTTATCTTGGAAAATTTGAGTAACCTCTAATTCAAATTCTTGTATTGGTGCAGATAGATGAGCAGCAGTTACTAATCCAACTGGTTTGAACTTATCACCAACTTTAAATGAATGACCTGGTCTTGCAATTGAAAACTCTGATATTTCAAATGTTGTTGATCCAATACCTACTGTTGTTTTTGATGCACCTACTTTAACATCTACTAATAAGTTAGAACCAGTATCTGTTGTTAAACCTAATCCTACTCTTGATATACCAATAACTGGTAAATTATCATAATTTGGTTCAGGGATTATAATTTCAGGATTTACATAACTTGTACCAGCAGAAACAATATTAAATGCAAGTGTACCACCAACACCAACCGTTGCGGTCACAACTGCACCTGTACCACCGCCACCACCTTGACCAACATTTAATGTAATTGTGTTAGTTGTGGTTGCAATAATCGCAGTTTGAATACCAGCGATAGGATCTGAATTAGGGAAACTTGTTTTAGATACTGAACGAGGATATGGATGATCAGAGAAGAAGTTATCTTTTGAACACTTGAATACTAATCCACCAGTATCAATACCAACTGTATCACTTGTGGATAATCCGTGACTTGGAATTGTAAGTACAAGAGTTCCTGTATGAGATGTGTAAACTGCATTTGTTGCAGTAAACGCATTACCAGCAAAATTTGATTGTCTTATTGAACCTACACCAGCACTTACAAATCTATGTACATATGCTTGGTCTGTAACTCCAATTGCAACAGAACCACCACGATATCCTGAACCAAATGTAAGATCTTCAAAGAACTCATATGCCTGACCACCACCTTGATAGGTATGATAAATTGTACTTGGTCCTGCTTGAACTTCAAATGTCCTATCAGAAACGATTCCAACTAAGAATAAACCTCTTTCGTGGTCTTGGAAAATTGTAGTTGTTACACCACTATATCCAACGCAACTAAACTCTAGATTTTTTAGTTTAACATTATTTGGTCTCTCTAGTGCAAATCCGTGAACCTTATTTGTTGTAACTGTAATAATACCTGTGACATTATCATATGCTGCAGTTTGTATTCCAAGATTAAATCCTGAAGATGTACCGATACCAACAATGCTTGTTAATCCACCAGCAGCATTTTTAAATGCTTTTACCTTTGCACCTTGTAATGGAGCATATCCTGTACCTGGTGTAGAACCTAGTGAAACGATTAATCCACCTCTTGGAACTTGGTTTTGATTAATATCAAATTCGGATACGATAAAATCACCGTTTGTAGATGTGATACCACTGAACTCTACAGTTGATATACCAGCAGTTGTGTCTGATATAAATTCATAATTACTACCAGTGTTATTAACAGTTTTAGGAGTTTGGAATACACCATTGATGAATAACACACCATTTCCTACTCCAATACCTGAAGAAGTATTTGCACCACCTACAGTTAATGAATATGTTTTACCAATACCAGTGAAGTTATCGGATATATCATCAAATAACATATTGGTTGTATAGTTGCTTCTTAAGAATGTTCTACCACTAAAGTTTGCTCTTACGAACGGTAAATTAGTTTCGTCTCTTCTTGATCTATTATTTCCTTTTGGTGGGTCAGAGAAGAATACTTTACTATCAACTATATTAAATGCACCTCTGTGAACTCTCGCAGTTGCATTTGCTGCGTGTGAAGTTGCTGCAATACCTAATTGACCTCTATCAACTTTAACAACTGGTAGAGTCGCAATACCTAACGATACATCAGTTGAATCGTTGATAACTCCAGTAGGTGTGCTTGAGAATCCAACTTCAGTAACTTTGACATATTCATCATCAATTTTAAGAAAATCTCTTGGTGCAACAGAACCAATTCCACTTAATACAAATTGAGATAATCCAATACCAACACCATTATTATGTGTAAATCCATCAAAAACTCCTAGATTATGTGTGATTGAAGTAAATGTAACTGGCTGCTGAACAACACCGTCTAAACCAATGATTGTTTTGGTCAATGGTTTTCTCATTGTTAATCTATGAGCATTACCTGCACCAATACCTGTAAATGTTACTGCATTACCAGATGAAACATATTCAGGTCTTGTATATAATTCAAATCTATTTTCATCAAGAACTTTAGCATAAACTGTGCTTGGTAATAATGTTGTTACTACTCCAGCAACATTTGCAGTAGAACCAATTGATATTGCTGTACCTGCGATTCCTATGAATGTTGAATCTGGTGTATATGTCAATTCTTCATTTGTATTAAAGAAGTGACTATTAATATTGATTGTGCTTGTTGTTGTACTAATTGTTCCAGA